TGTTGCAAGGAAGTCCAGAAACTCCACATGGCCCCTGCCAGTGGCATCCCATGCTTCCTTCGCCGCAGCAGCCACTACAGCCGCTATAAGCCCCGCCAAAGGGCTGTACAGGCCCACCACGCCAAAGATCAATAGACCGTACAGGGCGTGATTGGCTTTGTCCTGAGGCAACTGCGGCAGCATCATGCGGCCCAAGGCAGGCCCTGAGATACGGGCGGGTTCTTCTGCATAGCAATGTTCTGTGCCAGCGCAGCCTCAGTGGCGTCTTTGTCAACCCCTGAGGCCCAGCACCAATCCAGCACCTCTTGCTGCGTGACTTGATCATAGGGAACGGTGGGGGTTCCCGGTGCCCAAGAACAAGTGCTGTAGATGCTGGCGCTGTAGTCACCATCAACTGCCGTGGCAGTCCAATGGGCGGTCGTGATGTAACCGTCTGCGGTGATGTAGTCGGTCTGGGTGATAGTCCATGTGGTGGTCATAATTTACGCCCCTTTAAGGGTGGGTTGCTTTGTATGCGTCGAACTCGGCTTTCAATTCCTGCAAAGCCTTCATCAGCGCATATTGCAGATCGGTCTGATAGATGCTCAGGCGCATCTTGGGGTTATCTTCTGTGCCCCAGTTGCTTTCCATCACTAACTCAGGCGCGACTGCTTGAACGTCCTGCGCTACCACACCAAGAGTCAGGCCGGGGTCATCCTCAGACTGGTCGATGTAGTTGAAGGTCTGCACAGGGATAGCGCAGATGGTGTCGAGGTAAGACTTAGCCGGGGCGAAGTTAATCTTCTCGCGGCGGTCAGACAGGTTGACATCGTTGGCGCTGTAGTTTGCGATGCCGCCGTTTGAGCGAATGGTGGCGCGAACCGCAGCGTTGTCTTGGCAATAAAGGAATGTATTTCCTGTTCCGTTTGGCGCTGCTGCCGTGTACTGGATCACTACACCGTTGGGGTTTGTCGCTGTTGCTTGCGTGAAATACCCGATCCAATCTCCTGAAGCATTAGAATAAAGTTCATGGTACGAAGCAGTGCTTCCTGCGTAAGTCCCGCTATTACTGGCCTTAAAGTACCCCCCGCTGGTGATACGGGCGCGTTCGGTGCCACTTGTGCTGAACACAATTGGGTAAGCGCCAGAGTGATAAAAATTAAGGGCATAGGCTGTGCTAATGCCACCAGCACTATTATCAAGTCCAATATAAGCAGTACCACCAGTGTTAACCAACTGAATAAGGCTGCTGTTTGTTCCTGTGGTGGCTGTTTGACGAATGCGCGGGCCAGCAGCAGAAATATCAAGCGTAAACCCAGGAGAAGTTGTTCCAATACCAAGCTGTCCACTCGCATCCAGCGTCATTGCTTGGGTGAAGGTGATGGCATTGCCTGCGGTGCCGGAGGGGGCGTTGTACCACTGATGCTGGTTGTTAATTAACGTGTACCGTTGTGCGGTATCCGTGGCTACATATCTGTAATTGGCACCATCGTAGTAGGCGTTATTAATTAGGTTTATTTGCCTGTTGCTCGCGCCGCCGTCATACGCAGCAATAGACCCAACCGGGAACTGCATCGCTTTCAGCGTTGACCACGCACTCGGCGTCACCCCAAGGCCGAGGTTGCCGGAGGAGTCGAGGCGCATACGCTCGCCCCATGCCGACCCGTTGTAAGTCCAAAATGCAATCGAGGCGGCGGCTCCTGCACTATCTGTGCCGATAACACCAATCTGACCAGAAGAGTCGTACCCAAGGAAAATACCTCGTTTGGTAGTTGTATCCTGCCGCGTAATAATCGTGGAATACATAGTCCCAGAGGTCACCGTGCCAGCGCCAACCACATCCAGCTTTGTTCCCGGCGAACTCGTCCCAATCCCGAGGTTGCCGGAGGATTCAAGTTGCATTAACGTACTGCCAGCAACTTGCCATTCATGTCGTGTCGTCGCAGCGTTATATGCAAGAACGCCATTGCTGTACAACAATACAGAACCAGCACCATAGTTCTGAACTTGGAAACGCCCTGCTGAGGTCTGCACATCCAGCTTATAAGAAGGCGAACTCGTCCCTATACCCAGACCTGTGGAGGTCAGGCGCATTTGTTCGGAGTTGTTTACGCCAAAGGCCGTGTAGCTGTTAAAGCGATTCCATAGATAGGCTTCACCAGCATTGCCCTGCCCGACAAGTAATGAGCCTGTACCGGGAGTGCGTCCACCTCCTGCAATTTCCTGATAAGCATCACCTGTGCCCCGAAAGTAGACAATGCCACCTGATACGCCGGACACATCAAGTTTTGCAGCGGGTGCAATACCAACACCTAAACTTGTCCCATCAAACGTCAGCGCACTCCCCGTAGTCAGGACTTTGCTGCCGTTGAGGTAAGCCACGCCGTTAGCTGTGCCGCCGTTGATGGTTACGGTAGAAGTTGTGGTCAGCGCATTGGCCGTCAGCGTGGTGCCATCAAACAGCAGATTTGCGCTGTCCGTCAGATTACCGCCCGTGGTGGCGTAGGTCACGCGCCCAGAGGTCAGGCTGGAATCTGTAAAGTTTGCTGTTACAAGAGTGGTGCCATCAAAGGTCAGATTCGCAGACTGGCCGATGGCGCTTGTGGACGACGAATAAAATACTCGGTTTGCAGTGAAACTGGTCAAGCCAGTACCGCCGTTAGTAGTGGCAAGCGTTCCTGCAACAGTGATTGCTCCGCTGGTCGCAGTTGAAGGAGTCAGTCCGGTCGTGCCAAAGCTCAGCGTTGTGACCGGCGCAACAGTTGCACTCGATGCCAACAAAGTGACTACGCCAGAACTGTTTTTGAAATACAGCTTTCCATCGGCATAATTCAATGCCAATTCAGCACCAGACGCACTGCTCGTCAGATTCGCAGCCAGTGGCACATTGGATGCAGTTCCGGAAGCGTAGACGAGGATGGGCGTGTACCCGCTTTGAGCCATGATTATTTCCTTTCGGAGATGCTTTTGGTTTACCCAAGATTAGAAACGATCTCAGCCCTTTTTTCAACCGAGCGCAGGCCCTCCAAAGCCTGTAAAACGGTCTCTGGCTGAACGAACTTGCTGGGATCGTGCTCTACGAACTCCCACCACAAAAACTGGTTCTCAGACAGGCATTCCCTGCTCTTGAGAAGATTCACATTCTCAGGGTGCCCATAGATCAGTGGGTCAGATACTGACCACAGGACAATGCCCCTTTTCCCCTCGTCCCAGCCCAGATGCTGGAAAAAACTGTCACAAGCAATCCATGTGTCGCACTGCCTGAGCAACTCACGCAATTGCTGGACTGACAAGTCCTTCCTGAAATCGGGCACAAGCTGCTTCTCACCCGTGATCCCAACCTGAATGATCTCATCGTCGATCATAGGGATCAACTGCTCCCAGAACGGGTAATTCTTGGGATTCTGCCGGCCATTCATCAGCGCCTTGGAGTATGGAGCAATCAAGATCATGCGTATAGCCTCCTGAACGCTCCCTCCAGATTGCCCTTCCACTTCCACTGATCCATCTTGCCATATACGTTGAACGCATCAATGCTTCCAAACAGCGCCTGCGCTTCAGCAATCGACCGACAAGGCACTATCTCTGGATAGCACCCAAAGATCACCGGGTTCTTGATTTCCGGCAGCACATGAGTGAACACAATGTGATCTCCCATGCCACAGTTGAGAACCACAATCGTGTTGTCCCGATGGGCCATGAAGTTCTGGAAAATCGCCTCGTCCTGCTCATACAGCTTTTGGTTTGTCTCGCTGCGGATGCCGCCTTCCGGATTCTTCAGGTGCCATGTCACAGCATCAGGCACCACTAGAACCTTGTATCCCTTCTTAAACAGCCCATAAGTGAACAACGTCTCTTCACGGTGCGCCACCCTAGATAGCCCGGTGTTGTAGTCGTACACGCCGGCACGGTACAAAAACGTGCAGTGCAAATGCTCGACTTCCTGCTTGTGCTTGATGTAAGACCACTGGATGTTCGGCTCGGCATTGATCATGTCAACCCGGCCAGTGGAAACAATCGGGTTCGGGTCAAACGGCTTGGTCAGCACAGACCCGCCAATTGCTCCCACATCATCTGCGATGTGCTTGCACAGATTCTCAAGCACATTGGGCTCGGGTATCGCGTCATCATCTACCCGCCAAACCCAATCGAAACCCATTCGGTTTGCGATCTGGTGATTGTGATGCTGGCCCTTCTTGCCGGCAAAGAGCCACTCCCATTGGATGCCTTTTTCCTGCAAGATTTGAAAGAAGTGCGAATAGATCAACTCTGTTCGCACATCCTTTGGCTCGTCGTTGTCGTCGAAAATGACGAGCTTATCGACGCGCCTAGTCTGACAGATCACCGCCTGCAAGGTCAACGGCAGTGTGCTGTGATATCGACCTCTTGTGGATATTGAGCAAAGAATCTTACCCATTTGTCCACCTACAAATCATCAGATTCAAGTGATTTGTATCGTTGATCGGGTGAGCCACAGCGGAGATTTCGCCGGCCTCGTTGATGTAGTTGAACTCAAAGCCGGGGAAGTGACTCTCATTGAGGCCATGCAGCTTGTGATGCGGCCCCCAAAACCCGACAGGCTCGTTCATCGGCACTGTGATCATCAGGCGCTTGCAATGCTTCTTCAGGCGCTCTACGACCTCAAGGCCATTGTCTATGTGCTCAATCACCTCAAACGCAACGATGGAGTCGTACTGCTCAAGCGGGAACTGGTTTATGTCTGCATTAAAGAACTTGGTGTGATCACCCCAGCCCTGCTCCTTTGCGACTTCAACAATGATCGGGTCGTAGTCCACGCCCGTGTAGTCAATGTCTTGCGGGAAGAACTGTGTGCCGTAACCGTTAGAGCAGCCAATCTCAAGGATTTTCTTGCCGACCAAGTTGTCATTGGCCCACTTGTACCGCGTCACCTCGCGTGGGAATACATGATCACCCTTGAGGAAAACAGCCCGCTCCCAGTAATTGGACAGACGCCAGCGATACCACTCAAAATTGTATTTCTTGGCGAGCTTGAGACTGTTCCTCAAAAAGATGTTGTCCCAACCCTGAACCAAGTTGGGGTCGTGCATCGTGCCCTCACCCTTGTGGTAGATCGGAAACCAGCCCGTGTACTGAGTGCCATCCCAAGTCTTGGTCAGCACTTCCTGCACCTCAAAGCCGGCCTTCTCTGCCTCGATACAGAACTCGGTGTCCTCTCCACCGCCAACGCCGTATTCCTCGTTTAGAAGACCGATCTTGTCAAAGACTTTACGGTCAACCATCACACAAAAGAAGACAGCGAAATCGCGCCCTGCCGGCTCAGACGGCCCCTTGATCACGCATGAGATGCCGCACTTGGGATTGTCCTGAAATGGCTTCTCAAACAACTCCAGCCAGCAAGTCTTAGGCTGCTCCAAGAGCACCGTGTCGTTGTTCAACAAGACGATGCGCTGGCCTGTGGCGGCTTTGATGCCCTCATTGGTGGCCTTAGCATAGCCAAGCGGCTTGTCATCCCAAACCACCTTGAAATGGCTGGAAAAACCAATTGCGTCGAACTGGTTTTTTAAAGACTGCAAGTACCAGTATGTGTTGTCCGTGCATCCATTGGCAGAGATGACCAACTCAACGTCGGTCAAATCTGTCCACTTGAAGATGGAGTCAATGCATGGTTTCAGGTACTTGTCACAGTTGTTGTACGTCGGGATGACGATACTGTATTTCATTAGAACGCGCCTCCTGAAACGCCACCTGTTATGGCGTTTGTCGTCCCATTGTAGGTCAGGCCGCTATTGACAAACACAGATTGTGCGCCTGTTGTGCCTGTGACAAACGTCAGATAGGTGGTCGTTGCAGTGCTGGTGGACACCGTGACTGTTGTCGGAGGTGCGCCTGAGAAACCGCTTACACCCGAAAAACCAGAAATGCCAGAGAATCCGGATATCCCAGAAAAGCCCGAAATTCCTGAAAAGCCACTGATGCCCGAAAAACCTGAGATGCCAGACGCACCAGAAAAGCCTGATATTCCAGAACCGCTAAATCCTGAAATACCAGAAAAGCCGCTGATACCAGAAAAACCAGATATGCCGCTAAATCCAGATATGCCGGATGCGCCAGAGAATCCGGAAATACCTGAGCCGCTAAACCCGCTTATCCCAGAAAAACCACTAATTCCAGAAAAACCACTAATTCCAGAAAAACCTGAAATACCGCTAAATCCAGAAATTCCCGATGCGCCTGAGAAACCAGAAATTCCAGAACCAGAAAATCCAGAAATTCCTGAGAAACCACTTATCCCAGAGAAGCCCGAAATACCGCTGGCCCCACTAAACCCAGAAATGCCAGATCCGCTAAATCCTGAAGTGCCGCTAAATCCGGATATTCCACTAAATCCGGAAATGCCAGAAAAGCCAGAAATTCCACTAAAACCGGATTGACCTGAAAAACCGGAAATGCCTGAGCCACTAAAGCCAGAAATACCGCTAAAGCCAGAAATTCCGCTAAAACCTGAAATCCCAGAAAAGCCGCTGAATCCACTGATTCCAGAACCGCTAAAGCCCGAGATGCCAGAGCCGCTAAAGCCAGAAATTCCGCTAAAACCAGAGATCCCTGAGAACCCAGAAATGCCGGAGAACCCACTAAACCCAGAGATGCCCGACCCGCTAAATCCGGAGATGCCTGATCCACTAAATCCCGAAATGCCACTGAAGCCAGAAATCCCAGAAAAGCCAGAGAAGCCGCTGATACCGCTACCAGAGAAACCAGAAAAACCGCTGATTCCGCTGCCGGAGAATCCAGATCTGCCAGAAAAGCCACTAAAACCAGATATCCCGCTAAACCCGGAAATACCCGAAAAACCGCTAATGCCGGAACCGGAAAATCCAGAGGTGCCAGAAAAGCCGGAGATGCCTGAGAACCCGCTTATTCCTGAGAATCCCGAAATACCACTGGCTCCGCTAAAGCCTGATATGCCAGAGCCGCTGAATCCGGAAATACCAGATCCGCTAAAGCCAGATATGCCAGAAAAGCCAGATGTGCCGCTAAAACCAGAGATTCCAGAAAATCCACTAATTCCGCTGCCAGAAAATCCAGAAATTCCAGAAAAGCCAGAAATGCCAGAAAAGCCTGAAATTCCTGAAAAACCAGAGATGCCAGAAAAACCTGACGTTCCACTAGCGCCTGAAAATCCTGAAATTCCGGAAAAACCAGATGTCCCAGAAAAACCGGATATCCCGCTTTGCCCTGAAAAACCTGATGTTCCTGAAAATCCTGAAATTCCTGATGCGCCAGAAAAACCGGAAATGCCAGAAGTTCCAGAAAAACCGGAAATACCAGAAAAACCACTGGCACCAGAAAAACCACTAATTCCAGATCCGCTAAAACCACTTATTCCTGAAAATCCAGAAATTCCGCTAAAGCCGGACTGACCAGAAAAACCAGAAATGCCCGACCATCCGGAAATTCCGCTAAAACCCGAAAATCCAGATATGCCCGAAAAACCAGAAAAACCAGAGAAGCCAGAAACTCCAGACCCTGAATAGCCACTTATCCCAGAAAAACCACTTATTCCAGAAAAACCGCTGATTCCAGAAAATCCGCTAATTCCCGAGAAGCCACTGACGCCAGAAAATCCGCTGGCGCCTGAGTAGCCAGAAACACCTGATCCAGAATAACCAGAAAGTCCGCTAAAACCAGAAATTCCGCTAAAACCAGATGTGCCACTAAACCCAGAAACTCCTGCTCCACTAAATCCACTGAAGCCAGAAATGCCAGACCCGCTGTACCCTGAAATCCCGCTAAAGCCAGAAAGACCCGAATTTCCAGAAAAACCAGAAAAACCAGAAATTCCTGAAAAACCAGACAAACCAAGGCCAGAAAAACCTGACGCTCCAGAATATCCACTTACACCAGAATATCCAGAAGTGCCGAGAGCATTAGACCAACCAGCACTGGTGTAGGCTTCAATCTCATTTAAATCTGTGTTATATCGTATTGCACCAAAAGAAGTGGTATTGCGTTCGGCTGATGTTCCGCTTGGCAGCACCAAAGAACCTGTACCAGGAATTACCGGGTTGGATGCAATAGAAACAGTAATGTTTCCAGAACCATCTCCATTTGCAATACTAATCTGATTAGTAGTGCCAAGAACATTGATCTTGCCTACGGTGCCAGATTGGATGGCCAGAACACCTGTTCCAGTCAAGCTGACTAGGTTTGACAAAAACGCGCCAAGACTGATGGTGGGGTTCCCAGAGACGCCATCTGCGTCAGTGACACCTAGTCCTGCACCAACCGCCAAAGAACGTGCTATGAGCGTATTAGGCCCTGTCTTGACCTGTATTCCTGTGCCGCTTGAGTCCAGGGACTGTGCAGCACCAGTCAGATTGATCTGCAGCGTACTGCCGACCCCGTTATCGGTCAAAGACAGACCTAATCCTGTTGCCAGATATCGTGCTAGGGGCAGTCCGGCAGTAGATCCGACCGTCAAGAACGGATAGTTCAGCGCACCAGCACCAGCGATTGCGCCCGTGGTCGTTTGAACCGTGACCCCGTTTTGGACGATGGGTACGGATTCGGTTCCGGTCAGTGCCTGAGCCTGTGGAAGTTGGGTGATTGAGACTTGTGCCATATCAGGGCTGCGTTCCAATGATTTGTTGGTTTCCGTCCTGAGCCGGCGTCTGACCGCTTTGCTCCGTGCTTATCGCAGCGCCACCATAGGGCTGAGTCAGGATGTCGTTGGGGTCAACGGCCACGCTGACATCTGGTCGCGGATATTGCAATGCAATTCGCTCAGTCTTGCGAGCCGGCAAACGATACGGGTCTTTCTCATCAGCACAACCCTCCTGGCAAACCTTGAGACCAGGAAAGTTGGGGTCTGGCATCGCCTGAATGATCGGGCGCTTCATGCGGCAACGGTCGCAGATGAATACTGCGATTACTGCATTACCGCGGGTGTCGAGAAAACGAGGCATTTTTTACCTCGTATAGACAGAAATATTCGGCGCGTAGTAGATGGGCGACTTGTCTCGATTTTCTGCCTCGGCCATCTGGAAATACTTCTCAGCTTGACCCTCAAGATACGTGATGCGAGCCAGATCCACCCCAGGCAAGATCATGCTCATCTGGTGAGCCAGCAAAAATTGGATGGCCTGGAAGAAATACTGGGGGATTTCAAGTTCACCATACAGATCGCCCACATCCATGATCTGACGCGAATACCAGATGGTCATCTGATAAAACGGGTCTGACGGCGTCGGCCACAAAGTAATCGTGGCCTGCGGAATCGTGCGGTTGAGCCAATACTGATACGGCTGGTTGGCCGTGAAGTTCTTGTTAGGCAGGTTTGTGTAGTCGTCCCGATTCAACCGAGCCATGGTGACCTCGGTCGAATTGTTGCCAACGTAGAACTCGGCCACATCCAATGTGCCGCCGCCGGTCTCGCGCATGCGGTAGTACTGCGCGGTCACACCAGGCTCAATGTCGTACCACAGCCACTCACCACTGACCCAAATCTCAGTGCCGGTGTCTTTCAGCAAATTCCAATTAGTGCCATCACTTGACCACTCCAAAAGGATGTGGAACGGGCCAGAAGTCGCCGGCAAAATGCCGATTGAGCCAGCATAGACCTCGTTGTACTGGCCGTAATTGATGCCAATATGGCCGTTTGGTGCATTCTGAGCATCAGAAGTCAGAATGTTGTTGTCAAAGGCCAAGCCAGTAACGCCAGATGACGCAAAATAACCGCCGCCGGCATTGGGCGTAGGACGATTCATGCGCCGATACAAAGCATTGAGCACATCATTGCCGCCCACAGGCAGCAAGTACTCATACTGATCCATCCGAAGGCCATAGACCTTCTTGGAAACGCACCAATAGTTGATGCCCTGATTGATCAGATTGCTCAGAGTAAAGAACAGGGCCTGCTTTGCCGCTTGGACTTGCTCAACAGTCAATTCCTCGGCCAACTTGCCCGACAGACGAGCACCTTGGTCAATGAATTTCTGTACAGAAACGACTGTTTGTCCAACGGTTCCGCTATAAGCCATGTGCTACCTCACCATCCTGGGCATTTCCAGCGCTTCAGGGACGCCTTAGCGCGTTCTGCATCGCCTTTTGAGTGTGCTACTACTCCTGACATTCTCGCGCAAAACGAGTCTTTGCGGGCCCCTCCTTGGGGCTGTGGAGCCTTCAGATTAGAACCAGTCTCGCGGTTGTACTTTGCCCTGCCCTTGGCCGTCAAACCGGCACCTTGGGAAGCAGGCAACTTCTCTCCGCGGCCAACAGCAAGTGAAACACCTTTTTTTGCCATGATTACCAGCAGGATTTTTTGACCTTGCCGCCAGTTGCCTTTGGCAATTTGGGAGCAGGATGTTTGCCAAGATTTGCCTTGATTGATCTCTTTATGTACTCAGGTCTTAAAGCGCGTTCTTTAAAAGCCGTTCTTTGAACGTAATCATCGCTGTAATTTTGAGAAGAAGGATCATTTTCAACAGGAATGTTTTGCAAGTTTGTTTGACCCTTGCGAGGAACTTTAAATGGCTGGTTTATGCCAATTCTTACGGCCAATGGATCTCTTCCAGGCACTCGAAACGGGAAAGCCTCAGGAACTCCACCGTCACTTATTTTGGCGGTCTTGGCAGACTGCTTAAATGCATCCGCAGTCGGAGCGCCAGGCGCACCTGGCTTACGCATCTTCTCGCCAGAACCTTTGGCAATGCGCTCGCGTTTGGCGTGAATGTTGGCATACAGACCACCACCATCCGCTTTTTTGGCGCGACGCTGAACATCGTAGGCAATTGCCACTGCCTGTTTCTGTGGCTTGCCAGCAGCAATCTCAGCCTTAATGTTGGACTTGAATGCTTTTTCTGATTTGGATTTAGTCAAAGGCATTTAGGCCACCTGTTGCATAGACACGACCACAGACTGGGTCGATGGAATTGCAGGGGTTGTTTGTGCAGCATAGAACGGCACAGTCACATTTGTTGAGGTTGGCAACCAAACAATTTCAACATACTGACCTGCAGTCAATGTTAGAAAGTAATTCCAGCCAATGATTGAATGAAAAGGATCAGAAGGATTTTTCCGCGCAGGCATACCAACTTTGCCAGCAGAACCATTTACGTCTGTACCATTGACCCGCAGCCAAATATAAATATCTTGAGGGGCAACATCTGTGCTTTGCACTTGCACACTAAATTGCAAGTTGTATGTACCAGCAACAGGAACCGTCAACCGGCTGTTGCTTGCCACGGTCACGCCGCCAGCATAGTCGGTTGTGTTGAATGTAAATGCTGTGCCTACACTAGTTGAGCCAGTTTGCGTTGCTCCGCTTGAGAACGCGCCAGCATTACCTCTAGTAAATGCCGTCAAGTTTGATAGCGTTGACTTGACATTTGCGCCAGACTGAACCAGAGGCACAAGTTCTGCACCAGTCAGCGTTGCTGCTGACGGCATTGCTGAGATTTTGGTATCTGCCATTAGTTGCTCTCCAATTCAATCTTGCTGCCGTCTTCTTGCAAGACGTAACCAGTCGATTCCATCAAAATGTAGTATTTGACCCGTGCTGCACCACCGTAGAGGTCAACAACACCGTTGTCGCCCACATCATCGCCCGGTGTTGCACCTACTACGTTTGCGGCACTGGTATCCGCAGCAAATCCGTCTGTGGTATTTGCTTGGTTGGCAACGCCTGTGTAGCCAACATAAGGCATGTCAGATGCCCGCTTGAATCAGGTTTAGAGTTGCACTGCCATCACCTGAATTGACCAAAACTTTGATCCCAGTCACAGGAAATGCGTAGTTGCCGTCCTGATTGTCAGTCTTGCTGGCAATCGTAGGATGGCTGTACCAAGTCGTAAATCCCACCGCGGGATCATCAAAAGTGTGCTGCACGGTGTAGTTCACAGTGCCAGACACCACAACACCAAATCCCACATTGAAAGGGCTGATGTTCGTATTCATCACCAGGGCAGGGCTTGAGCCTGTGCCGGTCTTGGAAACAGTCTGAACTTTCATGTCAATTCCTCAAAAAAAGCAGGGGCCGAAGCCCCCGCTCTTCAGCACTTCATTGAGCCGCCACGCTTTCTAGACGGCGTCACCGTGACCGATTCCTTGGTCTTGGTAACAGCGCCTGGCGCTTTGTCAGCACCAGTCATGCCGCTAAAAAGAGACCTTGCGCCTTGGTAAAGCCGGCGAGGAACGCTACGAATGGCCTTAGCCATGTCCATCTCGCTCTCGCTGGGGCCAATGCTCTTGTCATAAGCACCTTTGCTCGCGTCTTCCAAGCCGCCTTCAGCATGGCGCTTGACCTTGCCTCCGCGCTTGAAAGTACCAGATTGCAAGCTGTTAGCCACGGGCGGGCTGATGAAATGGTGAGGCATCTTTACTGCCTTACCATCATCAACAACGTTGCCCCCCGTGGCGTAGTGCTTTTTTGAGGCATGGCCTCCATGCTTGTAGCCACCAGCGTTGGCCTCTTTGACCTCACCAGTCTTGGTGTTGGTCTTGCCAGCCTTAGCAGTATTGGCAGGCCGGTTTTCCCAATTACCACCTTCGACAGTGGTACGGGTCAACTTGCTGTCAATCGCGCCGCCAGAGGCGTATTTCATGGCCTTGCCACCATGTTTGAAGCCGCCAGCATTAGCCATCTTAACGCCACCAGTGGTGCCATTAGTCTTGCCCTTGCCGGCAGTGTTCATCTTGGTGTTTTCGTATGCGCCCTCATTGCCCATAATGGAGCCACCCATGGCATAGCCTCCCGGCTTGCCTTCCTTGACCTCACCAGTGCCGTGAGCAGTGTCCTTCTTTGCCGTATCAACTTTGGTCTTGGCATAAGGCTTGACACTGTTCTTCAGCGTGGTCTTGGTCTCGGCTGCATCAATCTCGCCACCAGAGGCTTTGCCGTGCGCTTTTGCCGCAGACATTGACTCATGATGCTTGAGTTCTTTCTCAAGTTTGGCGCAATCAGCAGCAGTGGAACCACCCTTCTTCATGCCCATGAGAGCACGACGAACAGCAGCAGCACGACTTGCTCGAGCAGCAGGGGCCATTGCAGCCAAAGCAGGACGACCCATCGGTGACATAGCAGGACGAGCCATGGCAGCGCCAGAGCCCATCGGAGCAGCACCACCAAGAGCACCAGCGCCCATACCGCCAGGCATTGCCCCGCCCATCTGCTTGTGAGCGACTTTGCCGCCCTTGGCATACATGTTGGGGTTCATCGCCTTACGGCGAGCAGCCATCGGAGGCTTCTTGGGCGCTTTACCGCTTTCAGCAGCATCAAAAGGATTGCCACCAGAAGTCTGACTCATGGATTTGAATCCATCGTCATGACCCTTGGCCTTGACTTTTCCACCTTTTTTGAGCTTCAGGATCACTGAGGGCTCATCGGTGTACATCTTCACCATTGGTTTGAATTGGCCCATGATATGCCTCCTCAAACTTTCTGAGCGTAAACCACAGTCAGGCGATAAATCCCCTGAGTGGTGGAGATCGTGCCGTTGGGGTCAACGGTGATCACAACGCTTTGATTGGTGCTGACATCAGCCATTGCAGCCAATTGAGCAGCCGTGAATGTCAAAGCAATCCGCCCGCCACCAATGACATCTGTTGAAGACACATATTGTGTGCCTGCAGCAGCAGTGCCAATGGTCATTGCAATTGCAGTCGCTGTGCCGCCGCCTACAACTTCATCTTGCACAGTATCAACAAAGAAATTGATGATCTGAGAAGAAGCCGGAATGGTGATAGTGCTGGACACAGCAGTACCAGCGGCAACAGTGGTTACCGTGGTAGTTTGTGCCAAAACCATGAAACCACCATCAGTGGTATCGGTCAACGTGCCAGAGCCTGCCCGAACGGTACTTCCAAAGTACGTTTGTGCCATTGTCTTTCTCCTTAGTGGAGCAGGGGCCGAAGCCCCCACTTAGGTTTAGACGCCGGGAGTGCCGAAAGCGCAACGGGGGTCAGTGAAGCCCAGGTCGTAACGCTCAGTGGCCTTGTAGCGCATCGAGTCGGTCTCGAAATCGCCTTCCATGGTCTTCTCCAGACGACGACGCATCAGGAGCTTGAAGCCCTCCGGTGCATCGGTCTGAACCCACCATGCGGTGCTCGAGGTCAGACGCGACAGAACAGCGGCACCCTCATCCAGCAAGCCGATCGACTTGACGGGGTTGATGTCGTTGTTGGCGTTGCCAGTACGCAGAACCGACTTCAGCAGAACTTCAGCCTGGAAGATGTTGCCAGGGGCCACGATCAGTTGACGCGGCACCAGACGGATCTTCTTGCCGTTGTTGTCCACAGCCTGACGGATCTGGATCAGCATCTGCTCGAGCGAGGTCTGCGACAGGTTAGCGGCAGTAGCCAGCAAGTTGCTGAAGGTGCCGTTAACAATCGGGTGCGAAGCACTGTTCAGTGCAACACCGTCGCCACCAGGGTACGACGCATTAAAGGCGGTGTTCAGCACGTTCGCTGCCAGCAGTTCTTTGGTTTCCACCAGAGACTGTGCCAGGTGACGGGCATACACTTGACCAATACGGATATGGTCGCCGTCTTCCACCAGCACTTTGGTCAGCGCGAACGCCAGACCATATACCTTGTACAGGTAACGCTTGAGGAAGAGAACGCCACCCTGCTGATAGGTCACCGGGGTGCCATCAGGCAGTTGGGGCGCTGCGCCGAAACCGTACAGGACGGGCTCTTCATGATAGTTACGGGGAATGCCGTCTTCTTCGCGGAACACACGGCTCCACTCGTCGGCACGTTGATCATAGACTCCGTCGAAACACTCGTTGAGAATTGGCTCAACAATCGAACGAAAGTCCGTACTACGCATAGGTGCGGCCATTTTTGACTACTCCTTAATTAAGCAATAGCGGTGACAGCACCGAAGAATTGCGAGTTAGCACACACGACACGCACAATAGTGAAATTGTCGCCCCAAGCATTGTCCGGGTACGGAGCAACGTCAACAACACGCATTTGACCCTGAACACCAGAGCCCACAGCAGTTGCCGAGCCAAGAGTGGCGGCAGACAAGCCAGTGGTGGTGGAACCAGCGGTCACGTTGGTGAAGTTGAACTCGTTGCCAATGGTGGTCTGAGCCATTGAGCCGTCAGCCTGAATTTCATAAACGATGTTTTGATCGTTGTAGAAATAGGCAACGCAAGAACCAGCCGTATAGGCGGTATTTGCAGGCCAATAGTTAGACACGCGAGCACGACCAGTGGTGTCAGTAAACTCAACGCCAGAAAAAGCACCAACCCAAGCACCAGAAGTGGTGGCAGGGGTGATAGTGCCCAGAGTACCGCCAATAGCGGTGGTTTGATAACGGACTGGTTGACCTTTGTAAATTGCGGTCGAAAAGCCCGAGGGAATACCGCCAGCGAGCGCCTGAGCGCGATCCAGACCAGAGGGATGGAACGCAGGACGCAGGCCGAACGGAGCAGAGGTTGCACTCATAGTAACTCCTTGTTAACCCGCAAATACGGGTGTTCGGTTGGGTTGCGATTCAATAGAGCCAATACCCTCGCCTTCGACGTTAACCAGCGACCGTCCGTTGCTGTCACGCTGACCCTGGAGATTTTCCACCTGGACACGAATCTTCTCAGCCTCTTCACGAGGTTTCTCGTGATGGTGATAAGTCATAACTTCCTGGTAAATATCCATGGGCAACTTGAACAGCAACATCTCGTTGCAGGAGATATACCCAACATGCTCGCCTGACTTCACTCGATAATCTTCGTAGCCGGGAAACTCATCCGCTTTCACGGGAACGTATCCAAGGCGCATCCGCTTATCAATGCTGTCGTAGCTGTTGGTTGTCGAGAGCCAGCAAAGGTGCCACCCGTCGATTTCGGGCAGTTTTGGCAATGCTGATTGCGTCCATTCCTCGCTCCACATCCTGCGACGTTCCTGCGTAGAAATGAACTTTTCTTCCGGTGCGCGGCGACCAGCGTCCTCGCTTGCGCGATCATGACGACCGCCGGCACTGAGAGATTTTTTAAGACGAGATTCAGACATGATGTTTTCCCCTAAGAATTAGTTGCGGATACCGTTAGCACGATCATAGGCAATGAATTGCCTAATCATCTTCTGCTTGCGTTCAGGATTGTCCCAAGCACCAGCTTCTTTCATCGCCTTTACCCTTTCAGGTGAAAGCGTGAACTGGCTGCGATTAACGCCACCATAAGCCGCTGATGCTTCTCGTCCAGAACTTCCCACAACATTCCTCGGTCGTCTGACTTCACGGTTGTCGTCGTCATTGGAATCATTGTAGCGGTGTGGCAATTCTTTTTGCAAACGGCTAGTCAACTCTTCCCAATAATCTGGATCTGCCGGGTTCCAGCCCTGAGCAGACATCAATTCATCAATCTTTTTTGCCACCCGGCTGTCCGGGTCAGTTGCCGCTGGGTTGTACCAAGAGTTCTTGCGAATCCACTGTGCAGCCAGTTTCTGCACCTGGGGATCAGGCAGGTTTTCCTGCTGTGGCCGGCGCAATTCAGCATCAGCCCGCTCACGAACACCAGTCAGATTGCGAACTTCTTCATGGGCGTTCTGCCAAAGAGTCTGCGCCTCCACCATGGCCTGCCCATCATTGTTTTGGGTGGCCTCGGCAAGTTTCATCTTGGCATATTCCAGGCGAACCTGGGCGTCCTCAATGTTCTTTTCAATGCGGGTAATCTGCTCTGCCTTGGTATTTCGCTCCAACTGGGCCAGCCGGCGCTTAAATTCCTCGTTTTCACGGGCTAATTGCTGCAGACGAACGTCTTTTTCCTGATTTGTCTTGCGAATCAGTTCTTTTTTAGCCCGACGACGATTGCGCTTGGCAGAACGCAGTTCAGCATCGTCGTCTGGATGGTCTTCGTCATCGGCATTGACATTTCCACCATCACTTTTGACATCCAAATCGACTTCTTCCACGCCATCAAGCATGGTTTCAGGCAAATCGACCGTTGCAGACCCGTCTTGAGCCTCCATAACGGCAATTTCGTCGTCTTTTTCCTTGGGATCAGCCATTTTTTCTCTCCTCAGACGTAGGCTTTGAACGAAAGGGGATTGCCGGTGACCTTGGCAATCAATTCGTGGTCATTTAGGGTCATGAAAAGCACTGGATCTTCCAGGTCGTCCTCGCCGGGAACGCGAATTTCCCAACGATCACCGCCCCATTTGGGCACCCGAACATAATCTCCGACCTGCGCCCATGTGCCCTCAGGCCATGGCTGCATCGTGTCGCGGTTTTTGAAGGCCAAAGGGCCCATCGCAACCACCTGACCGATCATGTTGTTCCACTTTTCGTTCTCTTTGGTCTCTTCCACCAAGATAATCCTGCCCGCGGTCTTCTTTTTGATGCGGCGCAATTGGATTACTACGCGCCCTCCAAAAGGCTGCATGCCAGGCTTTACCTTGGGAAATGCCCACTCCAGTTCTTGAGGATCTGGAATATCGTCAGTCGTCTCAAAAGAAACGATCTTTTTTACTTCACTCACTCTCTTCTCCTTCACGCCAATATCTCAGGCGCATCATTAAGTGCTTTGCAGCACGGTCTCACCCCGGAGTGGGGCTATCAATCTCTGTTTTTTTCTTCGTCTAGCATGGAGTCAATCATGTCCAGGGTCGTTTGCAGACCCTGGTGCTCGCCTACCATGCGCTGATACGCTTCCCATGTCATTGCATTTCCCCCGGCAAGAGATACCTGCAATTCGTTCTGTCGTATCTTGATCCTGTGGATCAACGCTTCAATCATTTCTTCTTGGCTTGCGACAGACCGCCGGCTGGTTTGCTGCTTTTACTAGAACCGCCTTTGGGCTGGTAACTAGTTCCATCAAGTTTTTCGCCCATTGCGATCCGCTTATGCTGGGGCACGTTGATGCCTTTTTGTTCCTGTTCAGAGGCCATTTCATACTCCTGGTGGTGGGGTTTCGGCTTGCGCCGGGGGAACAGCCCCACCAATATCTGGGGGCTGCACTTGAGCTTGAGCCACATTCTGAATGGTCTCATGCGTCAATTTTGAATTCTCAATTGCAATCTTGGTTTGGTTATCCATGGCATGCTCCTGCATATCCTTTTGCAGTTTAGCCTGTGCCAGTTGAATATCAGCCTGATCCTTCTGGGTCTTGCGCTGAGTTTCAGCCATGCTGGTGTCCTTAACCACCTGTGCATCAGGCGGCAAGGGCTGCGGCTGGTTCTTGCGCTGCTGGGCCATCTGGATAAGCTGCTGGAAGGCCGGCGCAAATTGGCCAAACACCTCCTGCGTATCCATCATCACATGAGCACCCACGGTCGTGTAGACCTTGTCAATCGTTGGCGTAAGGGCCGGATTGTCATAGTCATCCACCGGCTTGCCAGTAGATTGCTCAACATACCCGTTGCTGCGATTGAGATACCACAGCGTCATGTGCTGCTTCAAATGCTCAATCAGATTATTCAGATAATTGGGATCAGCAAATGGCGATTGGCCCAGGAAAGGGTTCATCGCAAACTGCAAATGATCCTGAATGTGAGCAATATGGTCTTGCTGCAAATACGCATATGCCGGCTGACCAATTAACAGTGCTGCATTTTCATCTGCCGATGTACGCTGTTCAGGTGCCGGTACATCCTTCATCAGTTCATTGATGTTGGGCACCTTCATCTGCTTGAGAACTCGAGCGAGCACCGTACTGATATTGAACTGATCCGGGTGTTTGTCAGCCAACGCCAGCACAGCCTGGGACTGGGCCATGCGCTGAGTTTCGCTGAAGATGTGCGGGTCAGACACCGGCACCACATCAGTGTTTCGTGCAAAGTCCTCGCGGCTGATCTCCAGATCTGCCACCACATCGGATTTCTGCATGTCGTCAAAATGCCACCGATTGAGCCGGCATAAAATTTTGAGGACTCGAGCCTGAGAGTCGTGCAACCGAGCATGGATGGCCGAGAACACCGCAGCACCCTGCTCAATCAGCGCCTGAGTGGTGCCCACAGGGGCATTGGCATTGATGTCAGCGATCTTTTCTTCGCTGGTGCTCACTACCCCCTTGGCCGCGGTGTCAAGCCAGCCCAAGAGCCGGAAAAGCACCTCGCTAGGCGGGTTGAATGGCATTGGCATAGCAATCTGCCGAATGTCCTGCACACCAGGCGCACCCTCAATCTCCACAATTTGGGTCACCTCAACCTGCTGGCTTTGGCCACTAATCTTGGCCCCCTTGAGCTTGAGCATGGTCGCAGCGTTGTTGATGTGCGCCGAGTCCAGCAAAGCCCTCAGAGAGCCCGTCAGAGCCGCGCTGAGACCGCCGATAAGGTGCGGCAGGCCAATCGCATATGCGCCACGCCAGGGAATAAATTTGAACTCCACAACCCAGTCAAGCTTGGTCATGGTTTCATCAGATTCTTCCCAGTTGCGGTACAGGCCCACCACTTCCTGATCCAACTCGTCAATCATCAGGATGTACGGTGCGCTCCTGCCCTTGGTCTTTCTGTCCTCTTCCAACTCAAGATACGTGTAGATGTGATACACCTTACGTAGCCCGTCTTTGTTTTCCTCAAACTGCTTGCCTTCAACTTTGTTGTTGGCCTTCTCCACCTTGTTCTGCTCGAGGCTGGGCGCGGCTTTGATGAAATTGACATCGCGGTACATGCCAGTGCGGATGCGGCGCTCAAACTCATGCGCCGTAATCTCATGCACCTCCGCAGCACGTTGGGCCGTGTAGAAGTTGGTCGCAGCAAAAGGCAAGATCACCCGGTCAATGGGCAAGAACTCCACGCACGGGCGCTTCTTCTCCTCATCAAACCACAGCTTGAAGTACTGAGAACCACCAAGCGGCAATTGCGTCAACAACTGCTCTTGCTCATCGCGGAACTCCTCAATCTGCTCGCTGATCTGCCAGTTCAGATAATCTTTCTTGCGCTCGGCGGTCTGAGCTTTCAACTCATCCATCTTGCCGATCACCTTGGTCTTCACCGGGCCATCAGGCGGGAACAACTCTTTGATTGCCCGTGCCGCAAAGTCCACGCAGCCCTCTGCCATGGCCGGGTGAACGACCTTGCTGGCACCCATGAACGTAGCACCGCCAGGCGCATCATTGCCCATGCCAGTGCGCCGGATGCCCTCCTCATACTGCTTGTCGCGCAGCGAGCGAGCCTCCTTGTCAGACTCAAGCAAATCCAAGTACCGGAATGAAATCGACGACAACGTTCCAGGATCAATTGAATCAGCCAGGTTGTCGTAAAAGTCCGGGTTGAACTCTGGCCCATCCTCAATATCAACAATGGCCGATCCGTCAGGCAATTCCTCGCTAGGCAGATCTGGCAGATCAACAACAGCAGAACCGTCGTCCTGCTCTTGGATTTGAATGTCTTCTTGATCGTCCATCATTTAGCCTTTTTCTTCATGATCATTTCAAGTGCCATCGTGCCAGTGCCTTTATGCATGACAACAGGTTTTTTGATGCGCTCTTTGCGAGAACTCATGCGCTCTTCCCGCTCCTCCGGATCTTCACGCAAAGCCAAATGATGTTGCGCTGCAACATTTTGCTCAGGAAATGCATGGAAGTCATCATCCTCATACCCAGGATGCCGTTTGTTGGAAACAGCACCGCCCATGGCTTTTTTGACAATCTTAATTGGCTGCGGCATCACATACTCTTTACCGCGGGCCTTTTCTTGCTCCATCGGGTTATCAATCTCATATTCGCCTTTGTTTGCCTTGGCGTGTTCAATGTGAGACTGACTTACGTTATGAGTAAACGGAGTGTGATGCTCAAGATTAGATGTTGACTCGGTCGGAGTCGTCATCAAAATATGACCGGCTTCTTTGCCATTTTTGGTCTTGAACCGATTCTTAGGCAGGAATTCCGTATCCTTAAACCGAGAATCAGTCGGAATCATGTGCGGTGTGCCATCATCATTGTGGCCCACTTGCACCAGCCGCGGATGCAATATGTGCTGCTTCTGATAGTCGTAGCGCTTGCCATTTACCGTCGTGTGACCGTAATGCGCCTTCTCAGGCGTGGTGGCCTTGCCGCTGGGGCCAAAGTGCCCCTCTGGGCCTTCTTCCTTCTCTTCAGGGGTCAACTCATGCTCTTCACGGCCAGTTGACCAGTATTTAGCATGCGTGATGTGCTTTTCCATCAGCTTGCTCATGGGAGAGCCGCGCTTGACATCGGTGACCATGTATGAGCCCTTGGGAGGCGTCTTGTTGCCCTGCTCGTTTTTGAAGTCACCCTTGTTGTCAGCAGCCATGATGGTGTTGCGAACGCGCTGCTTATCCCGGCCAATGTTCTCCGAAACCTCACGGCCATGCTTTACCTTAGGGCCGACGTTTGAATGCGTTACGAAGTAACCATTCTCAGGATCATGCAACTCATTGGTCTTGCCATATGAGTTTGCAATGATGGGCGGCTTGCCCTCTTCTTGCCGCTGTTTATTCAAATGCCTGATCACATGGCGCGATGACACATCAGTCTCGTCCACCACATTAGGACGGAACAATGTGCGCTCGTTGTTCTTGTCTGCCTTATTGGAAACTTCACGCAGTGAACCAGTATGAGCCAAGATAAAGTCCTTGGTCATCGCCGGATCGTGCTTAGCAATCGCATGGCCGGCCCGCCGGCTTGCTGCTGCCGCATACTGTGACTCGGCATTAGGCGCAAAGCAGGTGCCCTTGCTGGTATCCACAATACCATTCTTGTCAGTACCACCACCGCAGCCAGCAGTCTGACCAGGGCAGGTATTGATCACATGGTATTTCATGTCATCGCCATGCCCAGACACATACAGCGCATGGCCAGCAATACCCTTGGATGCATACCCAACATGAGTGCGGCCCTGCTCATCCTTCTCATGACGCACAGTATCCAGTTTCTCCGACTCATCCAGCGTGTTCTTGTTGGGCTTGATGAATTTGGCTTCCCTGAGGCGGTTCAGAGCGTTCTTTTCCTCTTCTTGCTGCTCTTCAATAGGCTTAGAAAAATGCTCATCCAAAACCTTTTTGTGCAGCGCACCAATTTTGCTCAGCGTAAGGGGATCGCGGTGCTCTGATCCATAGACCTTTGCCCTGGCCTCTGCCATGTTCTTCAGGCCCTCTGCAGATGCCTTGGGATTGCCCTCAATCATGTGCCGAGGAACCACGATTCCTTTGACACCTCCTGGGCCTTCTGCCTTGACCAAGACACGCTTGTCCTCAGTGCTGGCCGGCTGCTGGCTTTTCTTAGCCTGCAATTCAGTCTTCATCTGCTCAACAGAGGGCTGACCACCCTCTGCCATCGCCTGCGGAGGCTTCATCGCCGCCATCGCCTGGCCCTGCGGGGTCATGCTCAGGATGTTGCTTGGGGGCTGTGGGCCACTAAACGGCGTCTGAGCGGCTGAAGAGGGCCCGGATGGCATCTGACTAGGCTGCTGTCCCGGCATCGCGCCCTGAGGCTGCTGCTGGCCTGCCGTGGACATCAGTTGCTGGCCAGGATTTATCTGGCTCTGGTCAATACCGCCAATGGGCATGCCCTGAGGGGTTGCAACACCACCAGGAGACGGCTGAAACGATTGAGCAGCATCAGGCGGCATGTACGCCTTGGGTTTGATGTCGGGCGCTTCGTTCACGCCGATGCTCTGCATCTCAATTGGATTGCCGCGGCGAGCCAGCGCCACCCGCATCTGGGCCAGTGTCATGTCCATATTTCAACCCTTCCGGTTTGCCAATTCATACTTCATTCTGTCCATTGTCGCCTTTGCAGGGCTGACATGCACTTGACCGCCTTCTTTGTACAAGGGCAAGCCATTCTTTAATACGTCCTGGCGCATCTGATCAGTGATCGGGAAATAGTGCGCGGGTACTTTCTTGGGGTGATAGTCAAATTCAGGAGCCCGATCCATCGGCAGGTTTGACATCGTAAAGCCGGCATCTTGTACCGCCTGCTCATACTCCTCTGGAGTGCGCTCCTTACCGCGGCTTTGCAACTCCACACCATGCAATTGAGTCTTCACGCCATACTTCTTGCCGATATCGTTCAGAATGTTGGGCACTTTCTTGTCGTAGAAGACTTTCATGCCCTTATCACCGACTTTTAGATCAACACCTGATATCTCGTGGAAAGAGGAATTGCCGAGTGATTGTTTTTTCTTAGGAGACTGAAGCAACTTTTCTGCTGCCTCTTTCCCTACGTAATTTGAAATATCATCATTTTTAACACCCTGCTGACTAAAAACATGGTGATTATTTTTATATCCGCTCAATTGACCTGACTCTGGAAACCACTGTAAAGAATCAATGTGAGCGCCTATGTCATATCGATCGGCCTGTTCTTGGCCCGGCGTCACCACGATGCCGTGGTAGCCCTTCTCGGCGGCGTGATGTACTAATCGCTTGAGGGCCATCTCTTCCCAGTTCTTTTTGAACGGGGCGTCGGGGGCTTGTTTTTCTTGGACTAATGCCTTGTTGCCAAGATCTTCAAGTTTTTCAGTCTCACCCAACATATACGCCATTTCACTCAAAGGCGTTTTGGCTGAAATTAATTCGGCTTGGTTTTGATTCAAGCCCGTGTTTAACACATGATCGTAAACACGCTTCTTAAGAGATTTGATGTAGTCCTTGAGAACTTCACGAGCGTTGGCTTCTCCCGGCATTTTGTAGCCCCCCTCACGGCCCTTCTGATGCCAGTCCGACTGCAACTCCTCGAGGTGCAGCAATTTCTCGCCATTGGGGCCTGTGCGATCCTTCAAACGCATGCTCGCCAATATGCCAGGCTCGCCACCAAAATGCAGCGGATTTCCAGGAAATTGCTCTGCGCCTTTTGGGGCTTTGATCAGCATCTCACGGTAGTTCTCGCCGCCGGGTATTGTCCATTCGCCATGATGAGATACATGCTCTTGCAATTCTTCCGGAAGATAACGATTGATATTACGGTCAGCCACCTCAGGCGCGTACAGCGTGGCTTGACTATATGTATGACCAGTATCTAAATACTGGTCAATTGCATCCTCATAAGCCTGCTCCCATGCCTTGTTGCGGGCCTTAGAGTCCTTGACAGGCTCGCCCAGCATCTTCTCTTTGATCGCCGGCACAGGCTTGCTCTGCAGTGCAGCCAAAAACTGCTCATGCGTCATCTTTGGGGCGTTGAGCAACTCTCCCAAACCGCGCTCGTTTACCTCGGTCTGCTTGACCCCAGGAATTGCCATCAACTCCTTCAGGAACTCAGACCCGGTGCCCACCTTGCGCTTGAGCATCCCAGCAGCCTTGTCCAAGGACGAATACAGGGGCTTGCCTTGCCCGACAAGATCTTTCATAGAGGGCGCTCCTCAATCTCCAGATGGTGGGCGTGGGTTATTCGACCGCCATTTGCCTGCCCCTGCTGGCGCTGAGACATCCACTGAGCAAACGGGATCATGTCCTTCGTGTACCGCCCGGCCATATCAGCCTGGTACTGCTGCATTAATTGCGCCCGCATCGCAGCTTCTTGCCGCAACTGCTCGAGCTTGGCTTTATATGGCGTGGGAATCATGGCGGTCAATTATGCCCTTAGGCCCCTAGTTGGACAATCAGCACACCGGCCATCACTCTGACAGATCCCCAGACTCTCGCAGCTTCTCCTTGCGCTTTCTGATCCACTCCCTGAGGGCCTGCACTGCCTGCTGCTCCCATATATCACTGCGGGGCTGGATGACGATCTCAAATCGGTTCTCGCAGATTGTGGTTCGCACCCCATCAGCACATGTGACTTGCGTGTAGTGCTGATCGCTGATCTGCGTGTAGATGTACTTTTCATCTTCCATCATTGCTCCAATACTAATCTGTTTAGTAAAACAATTTGATTACTAAACAGATTAGTAATCATGCAGCGTATGGATTGCCGCGGGTACGCATGTTGTAGATTTCGGCATCGGTGATGTCCTCCTGCTCGATGTCTTCCCGCGGTGGTGCGTCAATGTTCAGCCAGCCGCCATCACGCAGATACCGCAGGGCCTGGCTCATGCAGTCCACATACTCGTCATGCACGGTGCCCTCAGGAAATGAGCAGATCTCCGAGATCATGCCTTCAGCCCAGTCCCTCACAAACCCCTTGCGCTGGCTTGACTCAGGCACCCACACCCTGCCGGCCTTGATGATGTTTGCCACGATTGACAGGCGCTGCACCTTGTCTGCCCGGCCAGGGTTGTAGGCATGCACCGGCAGGTGGGCTCTCTGCAAGTCCTGGATCAGGCTGATGCCGGCGCTCTTGTCCTCCACCAGCACCAGATCCACCAGCTTGCGCTCCTTGCCCTCGCCGTAGACCGTATCAAACTCCTGGATCACCTTGGGGCGCAAATCCGGGTACTGCATGTGCGCCTTCCAGCAGTCCAGCACCATGACAGACATGCCGCCGTCCTGGGGCTTAAACACACCGAACGTGATGCTGCCCGTCGGATCGTTATGAGTTTTATCACTAGTCGCGCAGTCGTAGGACTGGACGATGTACTCGAGCTTGGGGAACTGCCGGCCATCGGGCCAGAGCCTGAACCAGTCCCTCTTAACGATGCCGCCCTCCTCGGGGTCGATGATCTCAGCGTGGATCTCCTGCCGGCCAAGATTCGTGCCTTCGTACTGCAGGATCTGCTTCTGAAACGATTTGGCCAGGTTGTTGATGTTGCTGTATGTGCTGGCCCTGGTGATCACCACATCGTCGCCTTCGCGCTCAATCAACTCCATCACCACATCCTTAGGCTTGGGCGTGGTGGAGCAGATCAGCTTGGTGCGCTGGCCTAGACGGATGCCGAACTGAATCATGTCCCAGGAGTCGCGCAGGTACTCCCAGGCGGCTAACTCGTCCAGCCAGCCCCCATGGAACTGAGGTCCGCGGAAACGCTCGGGCTCCGACGCCGGGATGCCCTTGATGAATGAACCATTGATCAGCTTGAGTTCGTGCAGGCTCTTGTTGTAGTCTGCGATTAGCATGCTGGGGATGACTGAGAGCAAGCCAGAATCGCCCTCAAAGCACGTTCCCTTCAAGTCCCCACTAGTAGGCGCAGAGACCAGCCAGCGGGTCTTAGGCTCTTCCCAGGCCCATTGCGCCAGGGTCTCAGCCGCCGCCCTGGTCTTGCCGGCACCGCGGCCAGCCAGCATCAACCAGATGTTCCACCAGTCGCCAGGCGGCTCAATCTGATGCTTGTGCGCCTGCTGATACCACTTGGCCTGCCAGTTAAACACCACCTGAGACAGCACATCCATCTTGGTGAATTCCTTCACCAGGACTTCCTCGTCCTTCAGGATCTGGTCTACTGCACCCATACTAATCTGATTAGTATCAGAGTTCGGACTGGCGCTGCATCTTCATGTTCTTCAGGAGTTCCCCAAAGACATTGACATGCACATCCATCTCGAGCGGGTTCTCCTTGTCCCCAGCCACCTCCATCCGGGCCAGCTTGGGTACGTGGTACTCCACCACCGACTGGAACATGTCGAATGCCTTCGCCGGGTTCGGAGGCACCACATACTTCTCGACGATCTCGCCGTCCTCAGTCTGCTCCTGAACCTTCACCCCTGCTGCCACCTGATCAAGCCACTCAGTGAGCCTGTGGGCGTTTCCATCAACGAATGCGGCTATGGCCTGCCGAGCCTCTTGCGTGGCCTTGTTGGGCGTTCCAGGGGCCCTGCCGCCTGTCTTCCTTCCTTCAGCCATGACAACTCCTTCCAAATCCGTCTACTTTAGACTTTGAGGTAGTTATCAGTTGAATAACGAAGCACACTTGTTGTGGTCTGTACGACATATCTCAGTCCTTTCTCGCGCAGTCCTTTCAGCGCTCTATGGGGACTAAGTGTACTCCTGGTGTTTATGGATTGGGAATTCCTTTTATCTCTTGGTATTTGGACATAAGGATTTCTGCCATCTCCAGGTACTTTTCCGGCGCGATGTTTTCGGGATCATGGCCGTCACGCAGGACGATCACCCCTATCCCGTTTTTCAGGGAATCGAGGTGGGCATCGATGTACCACTGGGGTGCATCTGGCTCTTTACTCTTCTTTTGCTTGTGTGTGGGGTTCATTTGATTTCCTATATGGCAGGCTCGGGCCCATGGATTCCATCCAGCACAGTTGACACCAAACCCCTTCGTGGCCGGGGATCGTGCTGGTGATGGCGTATTCGTGCTCTCCGTGCTTTGGGCAGATCACGGTCAAATTACTAATTGAATTAGTAGTCATTGCTCCCTCGCTTTCAGCATGGCATCGGCCACTGCCCACGCCGACTCTTCGATCCAGGACTGTCCTGCTTTGAGAATCTGCTCTTGCAGCTTTGGGTTTGCCAACATTCCCTGCATCGCCTTGGCCGCGAAGTAATCTCGCAGCGTCATGCCTTGCGGCTCGCTCTCAAAAGTTTCCCCATCAGCGTTAACGTAGCTTTGAACGGGAAACGCTGGCCCACCTGTGTCTTTACTCATGCTCGCTCCTCAGGATTCTGTGCTCGGCAAACTTCCTGTATGCCTTCAGATTCTTGTTCTCTTCTTTCAGGCGCTCGACTTCGCCCGTCAAATGCCTTAGCCGGCTGCTGGCCTGCTCAATCCAGTCTTTGACCTCCTGGGGCATCATGTACATGGGCTCCTGCACTGGTGCCTTCTTAGCTGGTGCCTTCTTAGCTGGCACTTTCTTGGCCGGCACCTTACTTGTTTTCTTGGCCGCGGTCTTTGTTGCCATGTTTCATCTCCTGTTCTTTCGTGATTTCGTCAATTACAAATCGTTCTCTGATCTGCTTGCACTCATTGAATCGGTGCAGCCACCTACTGTCTCCTGTATCTCTGTACTTCTGCCTCAAATCGTTCATTCTTTCGTCCAAATATGCTTTCATGATTCTTTCTTTCGTGCTGGGCAACTTCTGCCCTGGTCGCAATCGTAATTGCAAGTCTCACAAGGACTAAAAATTGCATGAAATGCCCACCAGATGACGGCTGCGTAGCCGCCAAAGAACATGATGTAGTCCCAGCATGTGATCATGTCTTCCCCTTTATCTTGTCCCAGTGTTCGCCATAGA